AGATAAATTGATGCTGTTTGAAATACTACAGGTGGATATGTTGGTCGACAATTTACTCTAAATTTATTTATACTGCCCGAATAGAATGTACCTGGATTCTCTCCTAATACAACTGTCATTTGATCTGTATTGATAGTAGTAACAGATGTTGAACCTGTATAACTAGATGTGTCATTCCATCTAAACTCTAATTGAGGAGGATAAATAGTATTAGTATCAATAGAAAAGAATTTAAATTCTACTTGAACATTAGGATTATCTATAAATTCATCATTATTTGCTTGTTTAACTATAAATCCATTATTTGGAATACTTGAACTATACCAAGCACTTACCATGTTCTTTACACTAACACTTAAATCAATATTATCTGAATATTGAAATATTTGAGAAGCTGAATAAGCGGTTAACCATACTCCTCCACCAGGAGTTGTATTGTATGAGCCTGTAGAACCAGCGTTATAAGAAGCTGTAGTCCAAGGAGATGAACCAGAATATTTAGCCCAAACCCAAGAAACTCCATCTGTAGTCACTGGTTGATCTAAATATTTTCCTGTACCATTATTCCAACTTTGAGATACTGGGAATATAGACATTGTAGTAGGTTCATTTAAACCGGTTACAACAGCTGCATAGCATTGTAAATAAACATCCCATTGTTTTGCTCCTATTCTAGTATTGATAATACTATTCATTTCGTTTGAGTCGAATTGAATTAAAAATCTACTAACTTCAGGATTTGGAACAAAAGGACCAAATGTTGTTGTTGTTGCCTCTATGATCTCATCAATACCTGTATTCATCTGTGGGAACATAGAATACATAGTTGCGTCTTGAGTAGGAAATATTTTATATACTGCCATTATTTAATTATTATAAAGGTACTACTTTACCTTGAATGTCTGTGTTTAAGTATTTTACTTCAAATATAGATGGATCTAAACTAGGATAGATAACATTATTTGCTGTTGCGCCTGTAATATCATAAGCATAAGGTGAATATCCAAGGTTAACTCCAACTTTATTTACAATATCTACTGTTTTTACTGTTTGAACTCCTTCAATTCTATCTAAAATTATATATACATTACGCAATATAATAGGTTGATTAATTTGCCAATTACTAACTTTAAAATAGTCTTGTAATGCTAATATACAAGCTGTTAATACTTGATTATTATTATAGTTAGGTAAAAGTATAATTTCAAAATTTACTCCAATATTAATAATAAATCCATCTTTAATATTAATAGAATCGTTAACCATTCTATATTGTGATAGATAGGTAATTATATTTTGTTTTAAAGCAGGAGATGCTGTTGTTAAGTATCCATTAGAATCATTACTTAAAACATATAAATCTAATATTGAATTAGATTCACCCGCTGATATAGTTTGTGCTTTAGTAGGTTCAATATATGCTTTAGCTACTGTACCATATTTAGCAGGCATAGCTAATGTTCTAACTAAATAATCATCTTGAGTAACAGTACGTTGTTGTGAAGCAAAGTTAGCTGATGAATTCTGTCTAATTTCTTCTTCTGTATCTCCACTACCTCCTCCACTTGCTGCCTCTGGATTAGTAACTGCTAAAGAAGCAAATATTGAATTAGCTGTATTTGGGTCTAAATTACTATTTAAAAATCTAGTAGTTGAAGTTAACTGAGTTAAATCATTAGATGGTACATTCGCTGAAACGCCTCCTCCAGTTAAGTATCTAAAGGTTAATGTGGTACTAGACGGAGCTATACCATATGTGCGAGTAAAAGTAAAGTTATTAGGTGAGTAAGCAACTGTTAATCTATCTTTTTCAAATGGTAAACCTAAACCAACATTGTCTGGGTTAGGAATAATTTCTTCATCTTTATCTGTTGCAGTTCCAGCACCAAATTGTATTTGTAATGAGCCTGAATCAATAAAACGAGTAACAAATCTTCTTTGAACTTGTTCTAATTGTAATAAGTAAGGTGTATCACCTTGATATTGTGATAAATAAGGATCGTTAGTGTTAGTATTTTTAATTGACTTGTAAATAGTATCTTGAGCTAAATAATCAACTTCATACCATTGATTACTATCACTATCAAAACAATCTAGTATACCAATAATATTTTCATCACTTAAATCTACTGTTGCGAATTGAACAGGTTCATCAAATGTATATTGTTTTTGATTTATATTAGATGATATAGCTTTACGATTTTTCTTTAATAAAAATGATTGAGGAGTTGATCCTGCTATTTGATATATAGTAACTTCAGTTGGGTCACCGGAAGATGAAACACTAAAATCAATTGGATCTTCAACTAAAAATGAAATATTTGAGTTAAGATTAGATGTTACTTTAGCATTAGGTTCAATATATAAAGTATAATTAAAATCAGGAACATAAGATGAACCAGATAATATAGCAGGTACTTGTTGGTAAAAACTAATATCTACTAACGCTACTCCTGTTACATTTGGTTTATAACCAAACATATAAGCTAACTCATATAAGTTATTTGTTTGACGAGCATATTGTAAATATGTTTCTTGGAATTGATTATCTAAATAAAATGATAAAACATCACCTACATAGGCTGCCATTTCCATAAACATCATACCTGGTGATGCTGGAGTAAAATCATTATACGTAGTTGGAAAATACGTTTTAGCGTAATTAACTAAACTAGATCTTAACTCTGTAAAATCTTTATTTAGGTATTTTATATCTTTAATTGTTGCCATTAATTGAATGCTATATCTAATTGATCACTTATATTAGTGTCTGCTATTGTATATTTTAATGTTACTACTACCTGATTTATATTTGGATATTCAACAATATCTAATCTAGCTACTATAACACTAGGAAAATATAAGCCTATTTGATTTTGAATATCTTGTTTTAAAAAATCTAAGTTATTAGCTGTAATTTGTTCAAATATAAAATTTCTTAAATTGCCACCAAATGTTGGATTTAAATAGCGTTCTGGTTGATTAGTTAAGAAAAAATTTATTAAATTATTTTTAATAGTATCTTTAGTTAAATAAGTGGACTGAAATACTCCAGGATTACTAAAATTTAAACTAACACCAATAGCGGTACCAGTTTTAGTATCAATAGGAAATATTTTTTGTGCACTGTATGCCATTATTATTTATTTAATAAACCCATAATTTGATCTAATCCAACATTACCTTCAGGTAAAGATCCATTAACCGCGTCTCCTCCTCTAGGTACAAATGTATTAGCGGTAAGAGCTTCTGTTGTCATTGTTCTACCAGATGCCATATCACCTAAAATATTAGCCATAACTGCTTTTTTAGCGTTTGGATCTAATGGTTTAGAATTAATTGGTTTAACTGATTCTGTAACAGTTCCATAACTACCTTGACCTACTGAGGCTTTAGGTGCTTTAACCGCTTCTAAAAGTATTTCTTTCATTTCTTCAACGAATACTTCACGAACGGCTTCTTTAATGATTTTTTTAAATTCTTCTGATTTCATCGTGTTATAAATATTAAGTTAATAGGCTTTTAAATTATCTCTGTCAATAATTAGTTTTAATTCATCAATTAACGTTTGATCATTAGTTGTGAACGATAATTCGGTTTGAATTAATATAATACCATCTTGATTTTTACCAATAGCTCGTCTACGAGTTATAGTAGAAGTATATGGTACTAATTCAATTTCAATAATAAAGCCTTTATAAGTTGTTTGATTTTGTGTTGGTGTTGCTTGAGCCTGGACATCAGCTATATCTTGTGCTTCTTTAGATATAGGAACTAATTCATTTGCTTGGTCTGGGGCGCATTTTTTTAAGAAGATATCAATAGAACTTAATAATCCTATAGCTATTAATACAAACCCACCAATAATAGATGATACTAATGCTGCTCCTCCAATTATTGCTTTATATTTAGCTATTTTAGCATTACCTTCTTCGTCTGTTTGTAGTTTTATTTTAGCTAAATCTAATTTTTGTAATGTGTTAGGTAAAGTAAGAGCTAATGGAAAAGATATTAGAGCCGCCGCAATTGCTGCGAGTTTAGCTAAATCAATACCTTTAATAGCTAATTTTAAAAGATCAAAAAATGTAATAGCTACTGTTAATGATATTGTAATAATAGTTAAAGTTTTAACAATTTTATTTAATTGATTAACTATTAAATTTCGTTGTTGTATTATTTTATCTATAGTAACTTGATCAGCACAAATACCAGCATCTATATATTTTTGTATATAAGTTTTAATTAAATTTATTAACGCAGGTTCTATAATTTGTTTGATTTGATCACCAAGTACTAATAATAATGATGGTAATTTAGCAATACCTTGTGCTTTTAAATCAGATGGAGTAGCATTTAAAATTTCAGTAGCATTTAATGCTGTGGTATTAGACTGAGCTAATACTAACTGTTCATCTGCTGCTTTTTGTAATCTAATCTGTTCTAATTCTTTTGGTGTTGCCATTATACAGTTTTAACAGTGTTAGATTTTAATTTTTCAAGATTACCCTGAATTACTTTTAATTGGATTGAAAGTTGATTTGCAGCAAGGTTTAGAGGAACAATTGGTGTTCCGGGAGCTGTTGCTACTACAGTAGAACAAATTTGTAAAAATGAATTTAAATTATCAATTAAATTATTTAAAGTAGATATTGTACTATTACCTAATAAAACGGATTCAGTAGCATTTTTAGAACCTAAATATACTTTTTCTGATTGTATTGTTGTATTTGGTGAATCTAT